AAAACACCACCAACAGCGTGGGGAGTACCTTGGTAACTAGAATAGATTTTTAAACCACCACACCGACAAGTGTGCATAAAACCATAGGAGGACACCATGGAAAATAAAGAAACTGTCAAACAAGAAGAAAATAAAGCTGTTATAGGAGATAAAGAAATCTTAGAGTCAGAAATGACCCCTAAACAACAATATCTTGCTAAACAAATAACCGATTTAAGAAACAAAGAAGCTAAAATTCAATTTGATTTAGATCAAATTAAAGCAGCTTTAACCGTTTTTCAAAATGCTTTTATAGACTCAACTAAAGAAGAGGCTGATAAAATCATAGAGGACGACAAAGGAGAAAAATAATGGTAGATTTAATTATGTGGGTGACCACTATTGTAACAGTTGCTAGTTTAATAGCAGCAAGTACACCAACACCAAAAGACGACGCTTGGATAGGTAAACTATATAAGTTCGTTGATTTATTAGCTTTAAATATTGGCAAAGCAAAACAAAAATAATGCCTACGGTAAAGGACGCATTAGCAGAACTTAACGCACACGAAAGAGAATGTGCTATTCGCTATCAATATATTGAAAAAAGATTAGACGAAGGTTCTGCAAAGTTTAAAAGACTAGAAATGCTTCTATGGGGTATCTACCCTTTTATAGTAGGATCTATAATCCTAACTAAATTTTTATAGGAGGATACAGTGCCTCTTCAAAAACTCTTATTTAGACCAGGAATAAATAAAGAAGGAACTGCTTACTCTAACGAGGGTGGGTGGTTTAATTCTAACTTAGTACGTTTCCGTAAAGGATTGCCTGAAAAAATAGGTGGTTGGATTAAAGCCAGTTCTAATTCGTTTCAATCAACAGGAAGAAAACTTCACGCTTGGGTTGATTTAGCAGGTACTCGTTATTTAGGTTTAGGCACTACGTGGAAGTATTACGTATTAGATGGAAGTGTTTATAACGATATCACGCCTATACGAGCCACAACCACTAATGGAATAGTTTTTGCTGCTACCGACGGTAGTGCTGTTATAACAGCTACAGATTCAAGCCATGGAGCAGTTGTAGGAGATTTTGTAACTATATCGGGAGCGGTTTCTTTAGGCGGACTTATTACTGCCCCTGTTTTAAATCAAGAATATCAAGTTGTTGCAGTACCAACGGTTAATACATTTACATTCACAGCTACAGCTACAGCCAACTCCAGTGATACGGGTAACGGTGGTTCAGGAGCTGACGCAGCTTATCAAATAAACGTTGGCTTAGATGTTTACGTTCCGTCTACTGGTTGGGGATCTGATTACTGGGGAGCGGGTACTTTTGGTAGCGTTTCTTCTTTAGGTGCAACTAACCAGTTACGTGTTTGGTCTCATGATAACTTTGGAGAGGATTTACTTATAAATGCTCGTGGTGCAGGAATTTTTTATTGGGACGAAAGTGAAGGAACTGATGATAGAGCTGTAGCTCTTTCTGATCTTTCAGGAGCAAATTTAACACCTACGTTAGCACTTCAAGTAATGGTTTCTGATATCGATAGACACGTTATATGTTTTGGAGCAGACCCTTTAAATGACGGAGGCACGGCTAGAACAGGTGCAATAGATCCTATGTTTATAGCGTGGAGCGATCAAGAGAACGTTGAACAATGGGAACCTTTATCTACAAACACAGCAGGTTCTTTTAGACTTTCTGCAGGTTCTGCTATTGTGGGGGCTGTAAGGGCTAGACAAGAAACTTTAATTTGGACAGATACTTCGTTATATTCAATGACTTTTGTTGGTCAGCCGTTCACTTTCGCTATCAACTTAGTTAACGAAGGTGTGGGGTTAGTTGGACCAAACGCTATGATAAACACTCCTAAAGGTGTGTTTTGGATGGATAAAAAAGGATTCTATACGTACACAGGAGCTATACAAGAACTTCCGTGTAGTGTTGCTGAATACGTATTTAGTGATATAAACCAAACACAAAGTTATCAGATATTTGGTTTTGTAAATAAAGCTTTCGATGAAGTAGGTTGGCATTACTGTTCAGCAGGAGAAACAGTTATAGATAGATATGTTACTTATAACTATGAAGAAAATATTTGGATGATAGGAGAACTTTCTAGAACGTGTTGGTTAGATGAAGGTATTTTTCCTGACCCTAAAGCTACAGCTACTACTGATTATGTTGGTTATTTGTATAACCATGAATCAGGTGTTGATAACGATGATGCTGCTATGACTAACGTGTTTATAGAATCGAGTGATTTTGATTTAGGGGAAGGAGACGATTTTCAATCTATAAGTAAAATAATTCCAGACATAAAATTTAATGGAAACGCTTCTACAGGAGCTAATGGTCAAACTCTCGACATAGTATTAAAAAGAAGAAACTTTCCTGGAGAAGAATTAACTACAGCAGTAACTACAGCATGTACTTCCGTCACTACTAAAATAGATACAAGGGTTAGAACAAGACAAGCGGTGTTGCGTCTTCAATCTAATGACGATGATACTTCAACAATAGGTATGAGTTTTAGAGCGGGGGCTACCCGTATAGACATAACACCTGATGGTAAAAGATAGTGGCTAAGTTATTAGAAACGAAACTTCCTGTTGCTATAGGACCTCTTTCACCTGAATTATTTAACAGACTGGTTAGGGTTTTAGAACTTAGTTTAAATAAGGTTGACGTAGGCTCTACAGTTAATGTTAACGAAACAGAAAGAAATTTAAACCAATTCGCTACTGGTGACATTATTTGGAATTTAGCCACCCAACAGTTGCAATTATGGACAGGTACAAAATGGATAGATATATACAAAGGTTCGGAGAGTGGTGTCGAAGGTATTTCTCAACTAGGTCAAGTCAGTGTTTCAACAGGCGGAGCGACGACAATAGTGATAGGAACAATAGCGACAGGCTACGGAACCGAACAGTGGTACACATAAGGAGAACCAAAATGGATTTGAATAAATTAAGAGAAGAATTAACTTTTGACGAAGGTTGTATAGATAAAATATACTTAGATCATCTAGGCTACCCAACTTTTGGAATAGGTCATTTAGTATTAGAAACTGATCCAGAACACGGACAAGAAGTAGATACACCTGTTTCTGAAGAAAGAATAAAAGATTGTTTCGAAAAAGACATACAAAACGTATTTGACGACTTAGACAGAAATATGTCTTGGTGGAGAGAACTACCTGAAGACTTGGTATTAGTTATGGCTAATATGTGTTTCAACTTAGGAGTAACTAGGTTATTAAAATTTAAAAACTTCTTAGCAGCGATGGAAGAAAAAGATTGGGATAAAGCAGCCGTAGAAATGATAGACAGTCGTTGGGCTATACAAGTAGGTCCAAGAGCGGTTAGACTAAAAGATAGAGTTTTAAAGGGAGGCTAAATGAAAGGCGTAAAACATTACAAAAAAGACGGTACTGAACATAAAGGTAGTTCACATAAAATGGCTAACGGTACTTTACATACAAATAAAACACACACTAAAACAAGTGTAAAACTTTTTCATTTTAAAGATTTAAGTAAAAAAGCAAAAACAAAAGCAAAACCTAAGAGGAAATAATGCCAGCAAAAAAGAAAACACATAAAACTAAAGACGGTAGAACTGCTAAAAAAGGTCTTTATTACAACATAAACAAAAAGAAAAAAGAAGGCAAAAAGTCTCGTAAGAAGGGTGCTAAAGGTGCTCCAACTGCTGCGGATTTTAAACGTTCAGCTAAAACAGCTTATAAGAAAAAGAAGAAGAAGAAAGCGTAATGCCTAGAAAAGAAAAATCTATAAAGCGTACCACAGGCAAAGGCGGTAACTATAGAAAAACTAAATCAGGTGCAGGAATGACTAAGAAAGGTGTAAAAGCCTATCGAGCCAAAAATCCTGGAAGTAAATTAAAAACAGCAGTCACAGGTAAAGTTAAAAAAGGAAGTAAAGCCGCAAAAAGAAGAAAGTCTTACTGTGCAAGATCAGCAGGACAAATGAAGAAGTTTTCTAAAGCAGCTAAGAATCCTAACTCAAGATTGCGACAAGCAAGAAAAAGGTGGAAGTGCTAATGTATGAATATAGTTGTAAAGTTGATAGAGTGGTTGATGGAGATACTATCGACGTTGTATTGGACCTTGGGTTTGATATTATGTTTAAGTCTCGTGTTCGTCTATATGGTATTGATACTCCCGAGTCACGTACTCGTGACCTGGATGAGAAAGCTAGAGGAAAAATGGCTGGGGCTTTCTTAAAAGAAGCTGTAGAAAACGGTTCTAAAGTTGTTATCGAAACTAAATTAAAAGACTCTAGAGGCAAGTATGGTAGAGTTTTAGGAAACGTTGTTGTTGATGGATTAAATATAAACGAAGCTATGATAGAAAAGTTTTTAGCAGTAGCTTACTTTGGTCAGTCTAAAAATGATGTAGAAGAAGAACACCTAGTTAACAGACAAAAACTGATAGAACTAGGTGAGTTTGAACCTGTAACGTAATGGACTCCGTAGTTCAATTAATTAATGAAGTCGGTTTTCCGATAGCAGCAGCTATAGGATTAGGTTTATTTATTTGGAAGTTAATTAACAAAATCATCGATGGCATGGAAACAAAAGTAGATGTCCTTGATGAAAAAGTAAGTGCACAAATAGCACAAATAGAAGAACGGTTAGGTCAAAAATTAGATTCACAACACGGTATTTTAGTAGCTCTTATTGATAGAGTACGTTCTGTAGACAATGAGATAATTAGACAAGATACTCTTTTGAAGACTATACTAGGTGTACCACAACTTATGAATACCGATAGGTTGGCAAAAGCTGATCGAGAAGATCAAAGGAAAGACTGATGAAAGTTTTTATGACTGAGTTTAAAGTAGGCGATAAAATATATGATGGACCTTTTATATACGCTAACAGTTTTGAAGAAGCGGATATGGAAGCCGATGTTTACGGAGTTGTTATTGTAGGAGAGATGAAAGTTGTTATAGACAACAATAACCACGAAGGAAGGGAAAGAGTTTTACATTAGGAGGATGGGTAATGGAAAAACAAAAAAGAGGAAGACCGAGTAACGCTGAGTTAAAGCGTAGAAAAGAAGAAACAGAAAAAACTTTAATTATTCGTATTATAGCAATTATTGGTGTTGTTATGTTTTTATCAATTCTTATACAAAATGTTAGAGCAGATCAAATAGTACATAAGTTTAAGTCTCCTAGTTTTAATGGCGTAGGTACATCATCACATTATCTTACAATCGAAAATCAAGAGTTTTCTCGTAAGCTCACAATCAAAGAAGAAATAAAAGCATTACAAGACGAGATAGAAAGAGAAAAAGAAAACAGTACACTGGCTAGGTTTTTAAGGAACC